TCCGTGCTGTCCATGATGACAGAAATTCTGCTTAAGCAGGCAATGGTGGGGATTGTCGGGAGTATCGGCAGCGCCATTGGCGGGGCTGTTGGTGGCGGCGCATCCGCGTCAGGCGGTACAGCCATTCAGGCAGCTGCGGCGAAATTCCATTTTGCGACCGGAGGGTTTACGGGAACCGGCGGCAAATATGAGCCAGCGGGGATTGTTCACCGTGGTGAATTTGTCTTCACTAAGGAGGCAACCAGCCGGATTGGCGTGGGGAATCTCTACCGGCTGATGCGCGGCTATGCCACCGGTGGTTATGTCGGTACACCGGGCAGTCTGGCTGACAGCCGGTCGCAGGCGTCCGGGACGTTTGAGCAGAATAACCATGTGGTGATTAACAACGACGGCACGAACGGGCAGATAGGTCCGGCTGCTCTGAAGGCGGTGTATGACATGGCCCGCAAGGGTGCCCGTGATGAAATTCAGACACAGATGCGTGATGGTGGCCTGTTCTCCGGAGGTGGACGATGAAAACCTTCCGCTGGAAAGTGAAACCCGGTATGGATGTGGCTTCGGCCCCTTCTGTAAGAAAGGTGCGCTTTGGTGATGGCTATTCCCAGCGAGCGCCTGCCGGGCTGAATGCCAACCTGAAAACGTACAGCGTGACGCTTTCTGTCCCCCGTTGGGAGGCCACGGTACTGGAGTCGTTTCTGGAAGAGCACGGGGGCTGGAAAGCCTTTCTGTGGACGCCGCCTTATGAGTGGCGGCAGATAAAGGTGACCTGCGCAAAATGGTCGTCGCGGGTCAGTATGCTGCGTGTTGAGTTCAGCGCAGAGTTTGAACAGGTGGTGAACTGATGCAGGATATCCGGCAGGAAACACTGAATGAATGCACCCGTGCGGAGCAGTCGGCCAGCGTGGTGCTCTGGGAAATCGACCTGACAGAGGTCGGTGGAGAACGTTATTTTTTCTGTAATGAGCAGAACGAAAAAGGTGAGCCGGTCACCTGGCAGGGGCGACAGTATCAGCCGTATCCCATTCAGGGGAGCGGTTTTGAACTGAATGGCAAAGGCACCAGTACGCGCCCCACGCTGACGGTTTCTAACCTGTACGGTATGGTCACCGGGATGGCGGAAGATCTGCAGAGTCTGGTCGGCGGAACGGTGGTCCGGCGTAAGGTTTACGCCCGTTTTCTGGATGCGGTGAACTTCGTCAACGGAAACAGTGACGCCGATCCGGAGCAGGAGGTGATCAGCCGCTGGCGCATCGAGCAGTGCAGCGAACTGAGCGCGGTGAGTGCCTCCTTTGTACTGTCCACGCCGACGGAAACGGACGGCGCTGTTTTTCCGGGACGTATCATGCTGGCCAACACCTGCACCTGGACCTATCGCGGTGATGAGTGCGGTTATCACGGTCCGGCTGTCGCGGATGAATATGACCAGCCAACGTCCGATATCACGAAGGATAAATGCAGCAAATGCCTGAGCGGCTGTAAGTTTCGCAATAACGTCGGCAACTTTGGCGGCTTCCTTTCCATTAACAAACTTTCGCAGTAAATCCCATGACAGAGACAGAATCAGCGATTCTGGCGCACGCCCGGCGATGTGCGCCAGCGGAGTCGTGCGGCTTCGTGGTGAGAGCGCCGGAGGGGGAACGATATTTTCCCTGCGTGAATATCTCCGGTGAGCCGGAGGATTATTTCCGGATGGCTCCGGAGGACTGGCTGCAGGCAGAGATGCAGGGTGAGATTGTGGCACTGGTCCACAGTCATCCCGGTGGTCTGCCCTGGCTGAGTGAGGCTGACCGGCGGCTGCAGGTGCAGAGTGATTTGCCGTGGTGGCTGGTCTGCCGGGGGGCGATTCACAAGTTCCGCTGTGTGCCGCATCTCACCGGGCGGCGCTTTGAGCACGGGGTGACGGACTGTTATACGCTGTTCCGCGATGCCTATCATCTTGCAGGTATCGATTTGCCGGATTTTTACCGACATGATGACTGGTGGAAATCAGGTCAGAATCTCTATCTGGATAATCTGGAGGCCACAGGGCTGTATCAGGTGCCGTTGTCAGCGGCGCAGCCGGGCGATGTGCTGCTGTGCTGTTTTGGTTCATCGGTGCCGAATCATGCCGCCATTTACTGTGGTGACGGCGAGCTGCTGCACCATATTCCTGAACAACTGAGCAAACGAGAGAGGTATACCGACAAATGGCAGCGACGCACACACTCCCTCTGGCGTCACCAGGCATGGCACGCATCTGCCTTTACGGGGATTTACAACGATTTGGCCGCCGCATCGATCTGCGTGTGAAAACGGGGGCCGAAGCCATCCGGGCGCTGGCCATGCAGATCCCGGCGTTTCGTCAGAAGCTGAGCGACGGCTGGTATCAGGTACGCATTGCCGGGCGTGATACAGGTGAAACGGAATTATCAGCCCGTCTTAATGAACCGCTGGCAAATGGTGCTGTGATCCATATCGTGCCGCGTCTGGCAGGAGCCAAAAGTGGCGGTGTGTTTCAGGCTGTGCTGGGGGCGGCTGTTATGGCGGTTGCTATATGGATGCCGGGGGTAGGAATTATGGCGAGTAATCTGCTGTTTTCTCTCGGTGCCAGTATGACGCTTGGCGGTGTTGCACAGATGCTGGCCCCTAAACCCAAAACCCCCCGCACACAGACAACGGATAACGGCAAACAGAACACCTATTTTTCTTCACTGGATAATATGGTTGCCCAGGGCAATGTTCTGCCCGTTCTGTACGGTGAAATGCGCGTGGGATCACGTGTGGTATCTCAGGAGATCAGCACAGCAGATGAAGGTGATGGTGGTCAGGTTGTGGTGATTGGTCGCTGATGAAAAACGTTTTATGTGAAACCGCCTCCGGGCGGTTTTATCGTTTATGGAGCATGACGAATGGGTAAAGGCAGCAGTAAGGGGCATACCCCGCGCGAAGCGAAGGACAACCTGAAATCCACGCAGCTGCTGAGTGTGATTGATGCCATCAGCGAAGGGCCGATTGAAGGTCCGGTGGATGGATTAAAAAGCGTGCTGCTGAACAGTACGCCGGTGCTGGACAGTGAGGGGAATACCAATATATCCGGCGTCACGGTGGTGTTCCGGGCAGGTGAGCAGGAGCAGTCACCGCCGGAGGGATTTGAATCCTCCGGCTCCGAGACGGTGCTGGGTACGGAAGTGAAATATGACACGCCGATCACCCGCACCATTACGTCGGCAAACATCGACCGTCTGCGCTTTACCTTCGGTGTACAGGCACTGGTGGAAACCACCTCAAAGGGGGACCGGAATCCGTCGGAAGTCCGCCTGCTGGTTCAGATACAGCGTAATGGTGGCTGGGTGACGGAAAAAGACATCACCATTAAGGGCAAAACCACCTCGCAGTATCTGGCCTCGGTGGTGGTGGGTAGCCTGCCGCCGCGCCCGTTTAATATCCGGATGCGCAGGATGACGCCGGACAGCACCACAGACCAGCTGCAGAACAAAACGCTCTGGTCGTCATACACCGAAATCATCGATGTGAAACAGTGCTACCCGAACACGGCACTGGTCGGCGTGCAGGTGGACTCGGAGCAGTTCGGCAGCCAGCAGGTGAGCCGTAATTATCATCTTCGCGGGCGCATTCTGCAGGTGCCGTCGAACTATAACCCGCAGACGCGGCAATACAGCGGTATCTGGGACGGAACGTTTAAGCCGGCATACAGCAACAACCCGGCCTGGTGTCTGTGGGATATGCTGACCCACCCGCGCTACGGCATGGGGAAACGTCTTGGTGCGGCGGATGTGGACAAATGGGCGCTGTATGTCATCGGCCAGTATTGCGACCAGTCGGTGCCGGACGGTTTTGGCGGCACGGAGCCGCGCATCACCTGTAATGCCTACCTGACCACACAGCGAAAGGCGTGGGATGTGCTCAGTGATTTCTGCTCGGCGATGCGCTGTATGCCGGTATGGAACGGGCAGACGCTGACGTTCGTGCAGGACCGACCGTCGGATAAGGTGTGGACCTATAACCGCAGTAATGTGGTGATGCCGGATGATGACGCGCCGTTCCGCTACAGCTTCAGCGCCCTGAAGGACCGCCATAATGCCGTTGAGGTGAACTGGATTGACCCGGACAACGGCTGGGAGACGGCAACAGAGCTTGTGGAGGACACGCAGGCCATTGCCCGTTACGGTCGTAACGTCACGAAGATGGATGCCTTTGGCTGTACCAGCCGGGGGCAGGCACACCGCGCCGGGCTGTGGCTGATTAAAACGGAGCTGCTGGAAACGCAGACTGTGGACTTCAGCGTGGGCGCAGAAGGGCTTCGCCATGTACCGGGCGATGTCATTGAAATCTGCGATGATGACTATGCGGGTATCAGCGTCGGCGGGCGCGTGCTTGCGGTAAACAGCCAGACCCGGACACTGACGCTCGACCGTGAAATCATGCTGCCATCCTCCGGAACCACGCTGATAAGCCTGGTTGACGGAAATGGCAATCCGGTCAGCGTGGAGGTCCAGTCCGTCACCGACGGCGTGAAGGTGAAAGTGAGCCGTGTTCCTGACGGCGTTGCCGAATACAGCGTGTGGGGGCTGAAGCTGCCGACGCTGCGCCAGCGCCTGTTCCGCTGTGTGAGTATCCGTGAGAACGATGACGGTACGTATGCCATCACCGCCGTGCAGCATGTACCGGAAAAAGAGGCCATCGTGGATAACGGGGCGCACTTTGACGGCGACCAGAGCGGCACGGTGAATGGTGTCACGCCGCCAGCGGTGCAGCACCTGACCGCCGAAGTCACCGCAGACAGCGGGGAATATCAGGTTCTGGCGCGCTGGGACACACCGAAGGTGGTGAAGGGCGTGAGCTTCCTGCTCCGTCTGACCGTGACAGCGGATGACGGCAGTGAGCGGCTGGTCAGCACAGCCAGGACGACGGAAACCACATACCGCTTCACGCAGCTGGCGCTGGGAAACTACAGGCTGACAGTCCGGGCGGTAAATGCGTGGGGACAGCAGGGCGATCCGGCGTCGGTATCGTTCCGGATTGCCGCACCGGCAGCGCCGTCGCGGATTGAGCTGACGCCGGGCTATTTTCAGATAACCGCCACGCCGCATCTTGCGGTTTATGATCCGACGGTACAGTTTGAGTTCTGGTTCTCGGAAAAGCGGATTGCGGATATCAGGCAGGTTGAAACCACAGCACGCTATCTTGGCACGGCGCTGTACTGGATAGCCGCCAGTATCAATATCAGGCCGGGCCATAATTATTATTTTTACGTTCGCAGTGTGAACACCGTTGGCAAATCGGCATTCGTGGAGGCTGTTGGTCAGCCGAGTGATGACGCATCCGGCTATCTGGATTTTTTCAAAGGCGAGATAGGGAAAACCCATCTGGCTCAGGAGCTGTGGACGCAGATTGATAACGGTCAGCTTGCGCCTGACCTGGCTGAAATCAGGACATCCATTACGGATGTCAGCAATGAAATCACACAGACCGTCAATAAGAAACTGGAAGACCAGAGTGCGGCAATTCAGCAGATACAGAAGGTTCAGGTTGATACAAATAATAACCTGAACAGCATGTGGGCTGTGAAGCTGCAGCAGATGCAGGACGGACGCCTTTATATCGCGGGTATTGGTGCCGGTATTGAGAACACCCCTGACGGCATGCAGAGTCAGGTGCTGCTGGCGGCAGACAGGATTGCGATGATTAATCCTGCGAATGGCAACACAAAGCCGATGTTTGTTGGTCAGGGCGATCAGATATTCATGAACGAAGTGTTCCTGAAACGCCTGACGGCTCCCACCATTACCAGCGGCGGTAATCCTCCGGTATTTTCCCTGACACCGGACGGGCGGCTGACGGCGAAAAATGCCGATATCAGCGGTAACGTGAATGCGAACTCCGGGACGCTCAACAACGTCACGATTAACGAGAACTGTCGGGTTCTGGGAAAACTGTCTGCGAACCAGATTGAAGGCGATCTCGTTAAAACAGTGGGCAAAGCTTTCCCCCGGGACTCCCGTGCACCGGAGCGGTGGCCATCAGGGACCATTACCGTCAGGGTTTATGACGATCAGCCGTTTGACCGGCAGATTGTTATTCCCGCGGTGGCGTTTCGTGGCGCTAAACATGAGCGGGAGAATAACGATATTTATTCGTCATGCCGCCTGATGGTGAAGAAAAACGGTGCTGAAATTTATAACCGTACCGCGCTGGATAATACGCTGGTTTATACAGGTGTTATTGATATGCCTGCTGGTCGCGGTCACATGACGCTGGAGTTTTCGGTATCAGCGTGGCTGGTAAATGACTGGTATCCCACAGCCAGTATCAGTGATTTGCTGGTTGTGGTGATGAAGAAATCCACAGCAGGTATCAGTATCAGCTGAATTTTATAACCCATATGCGGGCGCCATTTCTGGCGCCTTTTTTATTGCAGAAAAGCGAGAGGTAATTATGCGTAAAGTTTGTGCAGCCATTTTGTCCGCAGCCATCTGTCTGGCCGTATCCGGTGCGCCTGCATGGGCGTCTGAGCAGCAGGCCACACTGAGCGCAGGGTATCTTCATGCCTCGACGAACGTTCCCGGTAGTGATGATCTGAACGGGATTAACGTGAAATACCGTTATGAGTTTACGGACACGCTGGGGCTGATTACGTCATTCAGTTATGCCAACGCTGAAGATGAGCAAAAAACGCATTACAGCGATACCCGCTGGCATGAGGATTCCGTGCGTAACCGCTGGTTCAGCGTGATGGCGGGGCCGTCTGTGCGCGTGAATGAATGGTTCAGCGCGTATGCGATGGCGGGTGTGGCTTACAGCCGTGTGTCGACTTTCTCCGGGGATTATCTCCGCGTAACTGACAACAAGGGGAAAACGCACGATGTGCTGACCGGAAGTGATGACGGTCGCCACAGCAACACGTCTCTGGCGTGGGGAGCTGGCGTGCAGTTTAACCCGACCGAATCCGTGGCCATTGATATTGCTTATGAAGGCTCCGGCAGTGGCGACTGGCGCACTGACGGTTTCATCATGGGTGTCGGTTATAAGTTCTGATTAGCCAGGTAACACAGTGTTATGACAGCCCGCCGGTTCAGGCGGGCTTTTTTGTGGGGTGAATATGGCAGTAAAGATTTCAGGTGTACTGAAAGACGGCACAGGAAAACCGGTACAGAACTGCACAATCCAGCTGAAAGCAAAACGTAACAGCACCACGGTGGTGGTGAACACGCTGGCCTCAGAAAATCCGGATGAAGCCGGGCGTTACAGCATGGACGTTGAGTACGGTCAGTACAGCGTTATTCTGTTGGTGGAAGGATTCCCGCCGTCACATGCCGGGACCATCACCGTGTATGAAGATTCTCAACCCGGTACGCTGAATGATTTTCTCGGTGCCATGACGGAGGATGATGCCCGTCCGGAGGCACTGCGCCGTTTTGAGCTGATGGTGGAAGAGGTGGCGCGTAACGCGTCCGCAGTGGCACAGAACACGGCAGCCGCAAAGAAGTCAGCCAGCGATGCCGGCACATCTGCCCGTGAGGCGGCAACCCATGCGACTGATGCTGCAGACTCAGCACGCGCAGCCAGCACGTCAGCCGGACAGGCCGCGTCGTCGGCTCAGTCAGCGTCTTCCAGCGCAGGAACGGCATCAGCAAAGGCTACTGAAGCATCAAAAAGTGCTGCCGCTGCAGAGTCTTCAAAAAGCGCGGCAGCCACCAGTGCCGGTGCAGCGAAAACGTCAGAAACGAATGCCGCAGCATCACAAAAATCTGCGGCCACTTCTGCATCCACCGCGACCACGAAAGCGTCAGAAGCTGCCACCTCAGCCCGGGATGCGTCGGCTTCAAAAGTGGCGGCAAAATCATCAGAAACGAGCGCAGCCTCGAGCGCCGGCAGTGCAGCTTCCTCGGCAACGGCGGCAGGAAATTCCGCGAAGGCCGCAAAAACGTCTGAGATGAATGCGGATAACAGCGCACAGGCGGCAGCAGACTCACAAACTGCATCGGCAAATTCCGCGACAGCAGCCAAAAAATCAGAAACCAACGCGAAAAATAGTGAGTCAGCAGCAAAGGTCAGCGAAACCAACGCTAAAGCGTCAGAGAACAAGGCGAAAGAATATCTCGACAAGGTCGGGGGACTCGTCAGCCCGATGACGCAATACGATTGGCCCGTTGTTACTGGTAATGAGTCTTTTTACATAAAGATCGCGAAACTTTCCGATCCCGGAAGCAACAATTGCCATGTAACGCTAATGGTTACTAACGGCGGTGACTACGGCTCCCCTTACGGAAACATTGACTTTATCGAGATCTCGGCGCGCGGTCTGCCTTCTTCGCTTACTGCTGATAATGTATCTCGTTACCTGAGTATACGCCGTTTAGGGCCAACCGGGCTAATCAATAGCATGCAAATGCGTTACGGCCTGGTTAAAGATGATGGCTTTATTGAGGTTTGGGCCTTCCAGCGTGCATTTATCAACGGCGCAAAGGTTGCGGTACTGGCGCAGACGGCACGCACGGAATTATACATTCCAGACGGATTTGTTAAGCAAACCGCCGCGCCTTCTGGATATGTTGAAAGCCCCGTTGTAAGGATTTACGACCAGTTAAACAAGCCGACTAAAGCAGATTTGGGTCTTTCTAATGCTATGCTTACAGGCGCTTTCGGTCTTGGCGGTAGCGGGATATCAACAAACGGCAAGATGAGCGATGTAGAGATCTTAAAAGCTCTGCGTGACAAAGGTGGTCATTTCTGGCGCGGTGATAAGCCGACCGGAAGCACGGCGACCATTTATAGCCACGGTTCTGGTATATTCTCGCGGTGCGGCGATACGTGGTCAGCGATCAATATCGACTACTCAACCGCGAAGATTAAGATCTATGCCGGCAACGATGCCCGGCTTAACAACGGGACTTTTAGCATCAATGAGCTATACGGCTCGGCAAACAAGCCGTCGAAATCGGATGTTGGACTTGGCAACGTAACGAACGATGCGCAGGTAAAAAAAACCGGCGATACAATGACCGGTGACTTGACAATCAAAAAAGGTACACCGTCAGTCTTCCTGCGGGCAGACAGTGGAGTCACCGCTTTGCGGTTTTATACTGGCGATAACACAGAGCGCGGCATAATCTATGCTGGTCCTAACACTGATTCGCTTGGCGAAGTTCGCATCAGGGCAAAGACAGCAGGGGGGACATCAGGAGGGGATCTTGTTGTTCGTCACGACGGGAGGGTTGAAGTCCGTGATCTCACAGTAGCGTATAAAATTAAAAGCAGAACGATTGAGATTGCAAATACCGACACTGGCTCATCGGCAACTACGCTAAGCATCTATGGAGTACAGCACACGCCGTTAGTTTTAACGCGTTCTGGTTCTTCTGAAAATGTGTCCATTGGGTTTAAGTTAGACAACGTGAACCCAAAGTATCTTGGAATTGATACTAATGGGGATCTGGCTTTTGGTGAGAGTCCTGATCAGAAACAAAACAGCAAATTGATCACGCAAGCGAAACTCGACAAGGGATTAACGATTGGTGGTCAACTGGCTTTCAAAGGTACGACAGCGTTTTCAGCCGTTGCTACGTTCAGTGCCGGGATAGCAGGAGCCATCGAGCCGGAAAACATTGACGGCCAGACGGTTAATCTTAACAACCTGACCATCATCAAGTCAGATGCCGGGGCAGTTAAATACTATATTTGTCCATCCTCTGCAGGTGGTGCAAATATCACCAACAAGCCTGACGGCGTAACAGGTAACTTTTTGCTCCGTGTTGAATCGACTCGTAAGGTTAGGGATTCAGATTATGCGAACATGCAAACGCTGATTAACAGCGACACAAAACGTATATACGTTCGCTTTGTTGTTAATGGAAACTGGACAGCGTGGAGTCAGGTTGTTGTTTCCGGATGGAATCAGGATATAACTGTCAGGTCGTTAACCACATCTAGTCCGGTAAAATCTGGCGGAGGGCGGATTGATGTCCTTGGAAGCACGTCAGACTATAGCAAAATGGATTGCTTTGTACGTGGGTTTGATAGCACCGGTAATTCTCTCGCGTGGGCGTTGGGTTCATCAGTCGGCGTAAGTAAGATGCTGTCGCTAAAAAATTTCTTTAGCGGAGCTGAGATACTGTTAAATGGTAATGACGGCGCGGTTCAACTCAAAACAGGTGCTGTTAACGGGGCTACAGCGCAGGCGCTCACTATCAACAGGAATGAGGTTAACTCAACCGTTGATTTAACCCTTACAAAGCAATCAGGGACTGGTAATCGTTTTGTTTTACAGAACTCAGGTAATGCAGAACTACCGTTTTCTGTCAGGGTGTGGGGTTCCAGTACTCGACAAAACGTTTTTGAGGTTGGCACGTCTGCTGCGTATCTGTTTTATGCGCAAAAAACAACAGACGGGCAAAACCTTACTGTAAACGGAAGTGTTAACTGCACCACACTGAATCAGTCATCAGACCGCAGACTGAAAGAAAATATCGAGATTATCGATAACGCGACTGACGCAATCCGCAAAATTAATGGATACACGTACACGCTCAAGGAGAATGGGGCACATTGCGCCGGGGTTATAGCCCAGGAAGTTGAAGAGGCCATCCCGGAGGCCGTTGGTTCATTCATCCATTACGGTGAAGAGTTGCAAGGCCCGACCGTTGACGGCAACGAGCTACGCGAAGAAACGCGCTATCTTAATGTTGACTACGCCGCCGTGACGGGTTTACTTGTTCAGGTCGCCCGTGAAACAGATGATCGCGTTACCGCGCTGGAAGAGGAAAACACAACGCTACGTGAAAATCTGGCAACAGCAGACACCCGGATCAGCACTCTGGAAAATCAGGTAAGCGAACTGGTTGCACTTGTCCGGCAGTTAACAGGAAGCGAACATTGATATCCTTCAAGCTCTGAAGGAGGCTGTTCCCGGTACGTTCAGACTGTTGTTGAGCTGGAAATCGCAACGGAGGAAGAGAAAGCGTTACTGGCCGCATGGAAAAAGTATCGGGTGTTGCTGAACCGTGTTGATACATCAACTGCACCGGATATTGAGTGGCCTGCTGTCCCTGTTATGGAGTAATCGTTTTGTGATATGCCGCAGACACGTCGTATGCAGGAACGTGCTGCGGCTGGCTGGTGAACTTTCAATAGTGCGAGTATTGAATGATTTCCAGCTGTTATCGATTTTATGTGTTTTTTGCATGAGGGGATTTCCACCACCTCCCACCGACCATCTAAGACTTTATGCCACTGTCCCTAGGACTGCTATGTACTAGGAGCGGATGTTAAACTCAGACTCGTTTCAGCTACATTGCGTTTTGAATAATATTTCATCATAATAACTCTTTGAAAAATGTGATCTTTTCATTTATAACACTGATGACTTGCTTATCTCATTGGGATATCGGAGGAGAATACTTAACTATGACAAGCCCGATTATTATGACACTGGCTATATTATATAGATTGATATTAAAATGTAGGATTAGGTTCTTGCCAAGGTGTCAAGATTTACAGATAGGTTTAAAACCATATAAATATGTTTTACGGTGAGATACAATACATATTGTAAGGCATAAACGCTTGGTAAAATTTTAATTATTGGAAGAAGCTAATC